TCATCTTCTTGATCCTTTACATTGAGAAGGAAATTGATGAGAGACTTTACTTCACGTTCTTCGTTACACACACAAATGGCATATGAAATCTTAACCATTTTATAATTTAAAGTGATCATTCTTTTAAATAGTATAATGAAGTACATTTCATATTCTGTATGGGGCGACAACAAAGTCTATACTTATGGTGTTATTGAAAATGTCCTAGACGCCAAAAAGTATTATGAAGGGTGGATTGTCAGAGTTCACTACAATGATACAGTTCCTTCAAACATTATTGATTGGCTAAAAGGACAAGACAATGTTGAAGTTGTACATCATCCCGGAACAAAGATGAAGGCTTCTAATACATTATGGAGATTTGAGGACCTATTCATCAAAGATGCCATTGTCATATCCCGTGATGCTGATTCCAGATTTACAGACAGAGAAGTTAGTCTAGTAAATGAATGGCTTGCGTCGTCCAAAGATCTTCACATTATTCGGGATCATAAACATCACATGGTTCCAATTCTTGCCGGAACATTTGGATGTAGGAACAATTGTTTAGAATACATTGGTATACCCACACCGCTACAAAATATCAATAGTGTTCCAATGAAATATGTGAAAGGGGTGGAATTGCTCCATTCATTTGAGAATGGTATACCAAATGAACGGGACAAGTATCTCGTAGATCAAATATTTTTAGCTCAGTATGTGTATAATTTTATCATAAATAACACACTTGTACACTGTGCCTATAATGCTTATGAACCTTTTGCGGTTAAACTTGAACCAACTGAGTTTGGTTTTGTTGGTGAAGTCATGACAGAATGTCCAAGAGCTGCTGAAATTATGGGAGATACAGAGAAGGAGTTTGAACGAGTTGGAGCCTATTAAAAATAAAATGATATTGAAAGATAAGCATGGAAAGTCACGCGGAAATCAAGGATAAATGTGATAGCCTCGAATCTCGGTTGGATGAAATTGCTACCGACATTCGAAACCTGCCATTTGACTATAGTTTGGTGGATACATATAGTAACATAGATGAAGAAATTTATGAAATTTATGAGTGGTACGAGTCAATGAAGACTCTAATTAATAGATACATTCAGGAGAAGGTTGCGATCGAAAATAGACTCAAAGATTTAGACCTCAAGTCAAAGTCACTCAATAATGAAGTACAAAACTCTAAATTACAAGAGTTTTCTCGTGTCCGACACGGAGGTTCGTATTCACAGTTACACTGTAACCAGCATCCTTGAGGTTTTTGCAAAATGCAACATCTTCGGAACACATGTCCCTCAACAACTTCCCATCTTCAGCTTCTATCTCAATAAGTGGATAGCTAAAGTATGGATATTTTAGATTCTCAATTACACCCTTGCGACACGCAAAGAACCCCAAGCCATTATAGGCTACTTTCATGTACTTTTCACTCGTATCTAACTCATTTACCTTCATGAATTCAAATGTTCCATGTTCTTTGAAATATTCCAAATTCCATTCCTTGACGGCTGCGTAATGTTGAAGGTCTTGCATACGGTAAAGACCCGAAACTACGGGATACTTTTCCGTATCCTCAATAAGTTCTATAAGTTGTTCCGGTAAAAAGAAGATATCAGAATCAATCGTGAGCCATACATCGTAATCAAGTTCTCCATTGAATGGAACTTGTGTCGCACCCCGACGAACATCTAATCCCAAGGTTTTCATCCGAGAAAAGGGTACAAAACTGGAATATTCATTCATCATAACGACTTTGTACCCTTTCCGAGTGAGTTCAATGAGAGCCTGTGACCAGTTTTTAAGAAACGATCCTGAATACTCCCGACCAGGAAGAGCTACAACAACAGTCTTCATGTTAATATTCATCTATGCGTGTAAGACTTTAAGCACTTCGTTAACAGCTGGATGTCTCACAACATCGCGCTCATCCATCTCAACATGCTCGATGTAATTGAGATCCATTCCATATAATTTTTGTGTCAGAAATGCGAGACCGTTTTCTTCACCCAAATCTGATTGTTCCAAGTCACCCGTTACAATCAGTTTTGTATTTTCCCCGATGCGTGTGAGAAGCATCTTCATTTGATTTGGGGTACTATTTTGCATTTCATCAGCAATAATCACCATGTTGTTAAATGTGCGTCCTCTCATATAACCGAGGGGTTCAATGGTGATACACCTATCCATTTGATTGTGGGAAAGGTACTTTTCAAAAATGTCAAACATTGGTTTTGTCCAAGGTTCCATCTTTTTATCCATATCACCTGGGAGATACCCCATATCCTCGTCTGCTGCGACTATTGGACGAGTGAGAATTACTTTACCCCTAAATGCTTCATATATATGCTCAATGCCAATGTGACACGCGAGCATTGTTTTACCCGTACCCGCAGGACCCGTACCCACAACTATAGGCTTTGGTGACCTAAGTGCCAACGTGTATTTACATTGACCAGCAGTCTTGGGAAAGTTCATCTTATATATTAGTTAAAGTTTTTTTCCTTAAATATTTTAAGATGTCTTCGTATCACTTAATTCAAATGAAACCCACAAAAACTTATTTGAGTATTGTTGATCCAAACAAGAAGTCTCGTTTTGTCTGTTTCAGTGACAGGAAGACGGCAGATGCATTCATGGATTATGTGACACATTTTCGTTCTAAACATGGACACTGGCCAAATATGGATATGTCCAATCGGTTTGCGCGCGTCAGGAGTAAGTCGGGTATTAAAAAAAGAACCCCAAACGAACTCAAAAACTATTTAAGTTTGGAATCTTTTGATTATGAGAACATTGACGATATGACAAAAAGAACAAATGTTTCGTTCATTTGCGTCACCAATTTTGCTTATGTACCAGACGGCATTGAACAACAAATTGTCAGTTTCTCTGGTCAGGAGTGGGATGGTGAAGCAGATGATGTTGCACACAGGGATATTTTAGAGTTTAATTTGACGATTATTAAGATATTTGTTTGTATCTTAATAATTGTGTTTATATTTTTTAAAACGAGACGAGATCACATACTTAAGCCATAATTAGCTTAGTTGGAGAAGGCGAGACCACCCATACCGGATTGGATGCGGAGGACGTTGTAGTTGACCGCAAACATGTGCATGGTGGTGGAGGCCGCCGCCGCTGGGATGGTGACCGCGACTTGGGCGTTGTCGATACGAGAGAAGTTGCAAGTACCGGTTGGTTGGTGTTCTTCTGGCTTGAGCGCGAAGGAGTACGAGTACACACCCGCGTATGGGTTACCACTGTGGTGGTTGTATGGTTGCACTTGGTTGAAGTACTTACCCTTTTGGGCCTTGAATCGGTCTTGACCGTTGAGGACCAACTTGAAATCAGTCATTGGACCAACGCGCTCTTCGTCGAAGTCGGAAGTGGACGCATCGGCGTTGTAGAGTGGGACACCACCCGCTTGGCCGATTGGCACGTAGCAGTTGGAGGCGGTACCCGCGCGGGCATCGCACTCAAGGACAATGTCAGCCGCCGCTGGTTCGGAGGTGAAGTTCCACAAGGAGGTGGCAACGTTCGCCGCCGCTGGGTCATTGAAGCACCACACCAATTCCTTGACTGGGTGGTTGTAGCTGAGGCGCTTGTTGGAGGTGGAGCCAGCAGTGACGGTGTCGGAGCCAGTGTGTTGCACTTGCTCGATGAGGTACTCGTGACCCTTTTGCGCGAATCGGCGACGCTCTTCGGTGTCCAAGTACACGTAGTTCGCGTAGACCTTGAACACGGAGGTGCTCAAGTAGGTGGAGAAGGTGCTGGTCAAATCGAAGTCGATGCGGACTTCGTGGTATTGGAGCGCAATCAATGGCAAATAAAGACCTGGATTGCGGTTGAAGAAGAAGATCAAAGGCAAGTACACGGTGTTACCGGTCTTGGCAGTGGTCATCTTCGCCCAGTTAGCCTTCTTGGCTTCATCCAAGTAAAGCTCGGAGTACAAACGCCACCAGCGTTGGTAGTGCTTGTCAACGCGTTGGCCACCGATGGACAATTCAGCGGACGCAATCGCACGCTCGGCGACCCAGCAAGCATCATCACCATCCGCGGTGCTGGTGTTCGCCGCAGCAGATTGGAGTTCGACGTACATGTCGCCGACCAAATCACCATTGCGGGCAATGGTGACGGACACGCGGCCTGAGTCGGCGGCGGTACCGTTAACAGTTTGTTCGATGTTTTCCATCGCGAAGTTAGTGTGACGCTTGTAGACAGCTTGGAAGAAGGTAACCTTTGGGTTACCAGTCAAGTAGACGTCTTGGGCGCCGTAAGCGACAAGTTGCATGAGACCACCGGCCATTGTGAGAGTTTTTGTACTATATAGCAAGATTTTTTTTCTGGCTGAAATCGCACTGGTGCGAAAATTTCAAAATCAATTTTTCTCAGTCTAGTTTAAATGTCGTCTCGTCCTGAGGATGAAGAATCAGCTGATGAAATAGAAGAAGGTGAGATTGTATCCGACGAAGAAGAAATGCTCATGTCCGAGGGTGAAGATGAAGATTTCTTCCAAGAAGATGAAGATGAAGGTATGGATATCGCGGGTCTCATGACATCCCTTCTCGCGACCCCAGACGGGGATACTATTTGCTCTGCCCTGGTAAATCTTTGTTACCAATTAGAAACCCAAAATAAGATTCTCATAAAGATGCTTGCCAAAATACAGTCCTCAAAATCAGCTTAGAAACAAAAATCGTATCTCAATAAATAGAAATGGAGCACACCCATTTCATTGATAAGGAACCTAATAAGTACGAAGCTCTCGTTGAACTTCAGAAGCAGCATATCCAATCAATGAAAGAAGAACAGGTTCTCGATGTTGTCGATAGATTTGAACAGGCGTGGTCTCTCAAGACGAACGACTTTCGAAATGCCAGAGAGTTGGGATATAGGCAATTTATCCACCCCGAATATTTCGACGAGTCTGGAAACCCAATCCCAGCTCAAATTGACATTCTCGCCATTAAAGGTAACCGCGACCGACAGAGAACCTTCCTAATTAATGTTAAAAACCATTCGCGAGACTTAAAGATTCACAAACTCGAACCCAACGATGATGGTATGACTATCGTGCGGCGAATTAACAATGTGTTAAAACAACTGAGTGATGGTTACGACAATATCCGTCGCCACTACACATCGTTTGAGAGGGTAGACAATCCTACCGCACAACCACAGTTCAGCAATTCAGGCGATCCTTCTACTATGGACGAAGATGAAATTGAGAACTCAACCCCATTTCAAAAATGTCTTTTGTACTCGCTTGATCAGACATACAAGTCTGGGTATCGCCGATACAAGGGACATTGCTGCGAAGAAATTAGAACCGTTGAGGGACATCGTACGCGTGCGTGGCAACCAAAGTTTAGTATTGAACAGTTTATTTATTCACTGGCACAGAAGGACGATGACTTCATTACATGGAAACACTTT